CTGCTTTTCTATCACCATCAAGTATGGTTGTTGAGGTTACTGCATCTGCCATAATTTACTCCTTAACTGTCAACAAATGGTGTAGCTAAAGTTCCATCTCCCATTAGGAATGCTTCAACAAACCATGTTGTTGTATTAACTCCTGTAAGTTTGATGAATCCACCTGTTAGCCATCCTTGCTCTATTTGGCCTAAATCAATAATATCGTTTGATGATGCTGGGTGGAAGTTGTCTGTTTCACCAATTTCACCTGTATCAAACAAGAAAGCAGTTCCTAAGAAACCATCTGTCCCATCAGTCGTAGCAGTTTTAATTTGTCCTGCGCCTGTAAAGGTTGTTTCTACAAGAAAAGTGTAATTAAGCCCTGCTGCGGGTGTTGGTAAAGTTACTACAATACCTGCGGCTCTATTAAAACCATACACCGTACCTGAATCTGCTGATGTTACAGTTTTAGTTGCTGCTGTAATAGATTCATAATCTTTTACAAGGTTAGTAGCGCCAGTCATTTTCATGGTACCAGTACCAGTAACATTACCGCTTGAATCTACATCAAAGTTTGTTGTTTCAGCACCAGTTGCCGCTGTAACAGTAATTTGTTCAAAACCGTTTTCAGATCTAACTGGTCCATTAAAGGTTGAATTTGCCATAATTTCCTCCTACGGAAAAAAATCTATCGTCTTGGCTTGTCTGCTAGGTCAGTCGATAGATAGGTTATAAATCCTAGATATTGAATTAAGTATATCAGATTACTTAGGTTGGGGAAGACTTTGTTTTGCTTTTAAAACTTCTTTTCTAGATTCGTATAATGCTTGATAGGCCTCTTTTATAATTTCATCTTTACCAAATTCTTCTAACATATCTTTGGCAATCATCTCCATAAGAGCAATAATGGTTGTCATCCTACCGTTTATATCATTAATCTTAGTCACATCTTTTATTGGAATTTCTATCTTTTGTCTTATATTATAATTTTCTAGCCAATTTCTCAAATTAATTAATTTTTTTTGAAAATTTGGGAGGGTTAGCCAATCTCTTATTTCTTCCACAGTTCTCCCACACCCTTTACAACGGTCATCGTCAGGCATTACGCTAGTAGAGCATACTCCCACACAAGGAGAGCTAGCTAAACTATCAGATTGATGTAGTCTTGTCTGCATAACAATAATAGTTTGTTACTTTTAGTAAGTTTAAATTACTTTATGTGTGTTTTACAAGTTTTTTTACAACAAAAAAAGGGAGCCGAAGCTCCCTTTACCAAAAAAATTTGGATTTAGATACCTTCTGAACCGTAAATGGTTCTCCAGTTTGACCATCCAAATGAGTATCTTTCTCTAGCTTTGTAACGCATGTTACCAGTATCGAAATCGCCTTCTAAGGCTGTAGTCATTGGACTTCTCTGGAAGTGTTTTAATCCATCAGGACAATCTGTTTTTAAGAACCAAGCATCTGTATCTGTCAGATAATGGTTAACAACATATCCTTGAGGGATCATACCCATATTCTTAACAGCATTAACGTCATTGTCAGAAGATCCAGGTCTTAAATTAGACTGGAGAAGTCTGTCAGCAACGAATTGTAATGCTGGTGGAATAATTAACTTTTGCGATTGAAGAGCAATTGTCAAATTTCTGTCGTCAACCATAGTTGAAACATTAATAAGAGCATCTTCTAATGAAGTCTCATTCAAGTCGGCATAAGTTGAAGGTCTGTTACTAGCAGTTCCACCGCCACCCAAAGGATGAGCGTTGTTGATGAGTTCTTTCCCATCACCACCAGTATAACTGCTATCAAACGCATTGTTTAATGTTGCAGCAGATTTGACCTGTTTGGTATTTGCCATAGATCTAGCCAAGGCTTTTGTATACCTTGAACCAAGTCTATCGTAAAGGTTATCCTCAACTGCTTCTTCTGTAAGTGCAAAAGCTAAAGCAACAGTTTCGTGGCTGTAACGAGAAGTGTAACCTTCAGTAGCGTTATCAAACGATACCCCAGATCCTTCTTGTTTTGTTTGGGCATTCCCAAAGCCAACGATCATTACTTCTTCTTCAAACGCTCTGTCAGAAGACTCAGTTTCATAAATTTCTTCGTGTTCAGAATCATAACGAGCATATTCCATCCCAAAAAGGGCGTTTAATCCTGGTTCTAATTCTTTCGCTAATTGAGCTCTATTTATAGCCATGATTTACTCCTATTATGCTAGACCTGCGCCTTTTTGGCCGCAGATATGATTTTGAATAACAACTAAAACATTTGTGTTCGCCGAAGCAATATCTGAATTATCAGGATCTTCTGATATATCAATTGCCTTGATCGGTAACCCAGCTGTTGTAGCACCCGTTGTGACGTCTAGCTCTGCTCCTGAAAGTCCTGACTGAGTGCTTGAACTGTTTGTATAAACAATATCAAAATTTCCGAATAGATCAGCTATTGGGAAAGTGTCATCAGCTTGGATTTCAAAAACAACGTTAGGATCGTCCACTATAAAAGCGATAATATCCGAAGCATTTGTGCTTGCTGGATAATATGCTTTAAATACTTGCTCGCCTGAAGACGGATCTGTGTACTGACATCCCATGAAAACTCCTACAATTGGAACGGTTCCGCCATCAGCGTGTATTTCTACAGTACCACCAGTAACTTGCGCCACCATGTCTCCTGTATAAATAGCCGTATCGTAATTTGCAGCAATTCTATAGCGACTTGTACCACCAGTCCAAGGTGAGCCACCCATCATTTTGACAGGTTTCATACCAAATGAAGCATCTTTATTTGCCATTTTATTTACCTTTAATTAAATTTTATTTAAGTGGAAAAGATTAATCTCTTTTACCACCGCCAAAAGTTACGCTCGAAGATCTCTGAGGTTTTAACATCGGAGAACTTGGGTCAGATTCCTTCATCAAATCATTATCAATTGCATCTTGCTGCATTTGAGCACGTTCTGAGAAATAGGCGTTTCTTTCTTCACGTGTTTCATTTGGAATCTTTGCCAAAAGCAAACCACCCACGGATACAACACCAGCATGCTTTCCATCATCAATCGAAGGAAGTTCAAAGTCTCCAATCTCTTCAATTCGCACTAGGTCGAAACCTTCACGTAATCTAGACATTACATTCTTCTTATCTTCTTGACCGACAACTTCGGCTCTTATCCACCTATAGGTATAACCTTCAGGTGATGGTGGTGTCTCCAACATAGATGGGGGACGCCAGGGTTTGCGAGCGGTTGAGGATGCTCGAGTGTCCGCAGAACGATCTGTTCTGTTATTCTTTGATTTTGAACTATTTTCTGTCATAAGTCTACCTTTTAACATATTTTGCGTACTCTTCTAGGGGTACGTTAAGCCTTTTCGCCATCTGAACTTCAGAAGGAGATAATCTAATTTGTTTTTTGCTGCTAGTTTTACCATCAGCTCTACTCGCAGAAGCCACTTTTTGTTGAGGCTTAGATTTTACTTCTTTTCCCCCTGAAAATTTATGAGGAAATTCCCCACGCATTCTGCGATCTATTTCAGTATAATACTCATCTGAGGCAGGATCAATCTTTTCTTCTTCTACCAGTTTTCTATGAATATTGAAAGCTGCTAAAGTCATAGTTTCATCTTCACCAAACCATTTATTAGATTCTGCCCATTCTTCGCTTTTTGGATCAGGCTCTGGTGTATATTGAGGTTGGAAAGCTTGTTCAAAACCATCATCCTCAACAACAGGGGTTGTTGCTAATTGTTGTTTAGAAGAAACAACTTTATTTTCTTCTACTGCTATTTTAGATAAAATGTCTTGAGCTTTTGCTACCTTGTCAAAGTCTGAAACTTCATGCGCATTCTTTAATACTGCTATAGCTTGGGCTTTTTGAGACTTTAATCTTGTTTCGGCTTCTTCTAAATAAGATTTATCTAAATAAGAAGTTTTGTCTTTTAAAGCTTTGTTTTCCTCTCTAATTCTTTTTGCATACTCATAAGCAGATTCTTGGCCTCGTTCAGCCTCTCTTAATCTTCTTGTTAAGTTACCAATTCTTTTTTGAACTTTTTCAGAATAATCTTCTAGCTCATCTTCACTTTTTGAAGAGGCGTCTTCTAATTTATCAGAACCTTGTTCTGTCTCACTTTCTTCAATAGAGTCTAATTCAGTAGATTCTATTTCTACAATCTCATCTTGTTCAGTTTGATCGACAGTTTCTTCTTCTACTTTATTTATTTGTTGTTCCATTCTTACCTCAAGTTATAGCGTGACAATATCATCGGGATCTTTAATAGTTGCGATAACCTCATCATCGTTAATAATACGGCACTCTGCATCATCGCCTAATTTAAAGCGAGCTCCAGCATACCTTCCAATTAATACCCATTGTTTTTCGTGGCACCAAGGTCTTGGTCCAAACTTATCTTTATCTTTATAACACAACGGACCCATTTTTATAACGTAAGCAACAACAGAGGCTAATGCCTCTCTATCTACCGATTCTTTGGTTAAAACAATACCGCCTTTTGAAACTCCCCTACCTCTGTAAGGAAGTATTAGCATTCTCCACCCTGATGGGCAGGGCATTCTATCTAGTAAACTGTCATCTACTAATGTTGGATCTAAAACTCTTTCTTCTGCACTAACAAAAGCATTATCAATTTCTGATTTACTTTCTTCGTTTTTTGTTGATTTTTCTTCGACTTCCTTCGCTATATGATCAGGAACTATTACCTTGCTCTTCTTCATCCTCTATTACCTTTCCTAGCAGTTCCCTAAATAAATTTTCTGCTTCAACTAGAGAACTGTAACGTCCAAGCAGATGTTGGTATTGTTCAAAACTTTTAACACCAGAAACGATAGTATTTGTTATATCTTCCTGTCTTTGTTTAAGTTCTTTTAAATACTTTTCACGTATCCAAATAATCGACATCAATAAACGCCAGAAAATTTACCACCAGATATGGCATCACCCATACCTCTAGCTTTGCCTTTACCCATTCCTGGAGTAGACGAAGAATTGGCTGAAAAACTTCCTTTCTTTGTTTTCAAAGGAACAGATCCTTTATTGCCATAAGAACATTTGTTTTTCATTACTTTCGGAGTTATTTGATTTTTTGGTTGTGTACGTTTAATCATTTGTTAATTTTGTTGTATATAAGTTTATATTGCAAGTTTTTTAAGAAGAATTTTTATTTGCCATAGCCCTTAGTTGCATTTCTTTTTGCTGAGCCATTCTATCTAAAGTTGTATCATTTTTCATTTCAGCTATATCTTCTTGAGTGTTTATTTTCTCAACATCAATTTGAGATCTAACCATAGCTTCTTGAGCTTTTCTTTCTTGGTCTATTCTAAACTGTTCTTGGTCTTGGTTTAACTGTTGACCTTTTAATGCAAGTTCTTGTTTTCTAATGCTTACTAACGGATCTTCATCTTGAGGTGACGCAACTTGTTGTGCGTATTCATTAACCAATTCAGCTAATATAGGAGATGAGAATTGTGCAAGAATATCGTTTGCTTGAGATATTATTTGATTAACCGTTATAGGATCAGCTTGTTGTGCTTGAGCATTTAATTGCTCGTACTGAGCTTTTGCTTCTGGAGGCATTTGTTGTTGTGCTAATAAGTCTGCTTTCATCTGTAAATGTTGCATTATGTGAGCGTGAATTAAAGCTTGGACTTGAGCATTCATTTGAACAGGCGGAGTTTTTAACAAAGACATGTGTATTGCAATATGAGCATCGTGATTTTGTTGTGGAAATGCT